TCAGCGTGTCGCACGCACTTTTCGTTGTCTGCGGCGATCGTATGTCTTTCGTACCATCCGTTCGTCCGCATGGCCAGTCGCATCGATAATCCGGTCGTCGCCTTCCTCCTGGCGATCGGTCACGGCGGCCGGCCGCATGTCGCGCAGCGCGAACCGTTCAAACGGCACCCCGCGTGCCTGCGCTTCTTTCTCACAGTAGCCCATCAACCGCGACCAGTTCGTGTTCCATCCGCTGCGCGTGTACACCTGGCCGGCGGTGTTGCCGAAGACGTGCACGCTCGATGTACGCTGCAGCGCGAGCGCCTCGTCGATCACGGCCTTGAGCTCGGGCGACCACAGCACGAGCTTCACGCGCTGCTGCTCGCCGGCCTTGCGTTTGCCGATCGGCACCTCGACGCCTTCCGGCCGGATACTCTGGCGGTGCAGCTCGCGCATCTCCGTCGGCCGGCTGACGGTCAGATAGGCCGCCTTCACGCATAGCGCGAGAATCAAGTACGCGGAACTCGGGTGCTGGTCGCCGACGCTTCGGCGGGAGCGCGCGACTTCCACTGCCAGATCGATCTCGTCCTGACGCACGTACCGCTGGCGCGGCCGCGTCGGGTTGTACTCGATGCCGCGACACGGGTTCGTTTCGAGCTCGCCGCGGCGCCGGCCGTATTCGAGGACCGCGGATAGGAGGGCGATTTCCTTGTTCGCCTTCGCCGGCGCGCCGAGCTGCGCACGTTTGTCGAGGTAGCCGTAGACGTGCTTCGGTTTGATCGCGGCCGGCGCCATCTTCCCGAAGACTTTGACCAGGCGTTTTGACTCGACGCGGTTCTCGTCCAGAGTGGACTGTGCCTTGCGCCGCTCGTCGGAGTGCGGCAAGCCATCCTGCCATTCGAAGTACCGCGCGACGAGCGCCTCGACCGTGCCCGGTTCGATCGCGTTTCCGTTGAGTGCCTCCGCGCGCTCGATCGCCTGCTTGCGGATCTCGGCGAGCGCTTCCTTATTGTGCGCCGGCGCCGCCAGGCGGAACGCCCAGCGGCCGTTCGGCAGCTTGTAGCCGAAGCTGACCTTGTGTTTCCCGTAGTGGGCGTAGAGCCGGAAGGGTAACCCGTCCGGCCGCTTGCGTCGTCCGATCATGATTAGAGTGCGGCGAAGTTCGGTTCTTCTGAGGCGGCGGCGCGCTGCCGGCGCGCGGGTGATGGCGCCGCGGTGCCGTTCATGCGGGCGTCGTAATACTCGCGCGCGACGAGCGGCACGCCGGCAATGTTGACGGCGAACGGCCAGTGATTGCGCTCGAGCCAGCGCTTCATGCAGGCGTGGCTGCGCGGTTTGCAGCCGATCAGCTCGGCCAGCTCCGGCGTGGTGAGGTAGATGCTCATCGTTCGATCCTTCGAAATTCGACAACCCATACCCACGGGTTTGCATCCCAGCCGTGGCCGCGCGCGGCGTTCAGGCTGTCCCACAGGTCGTGAAAGGCGCGAATGCTCGGCGGCCGGAAGGCCCCGGCGCAGTACCCGCGCATGTGATGGTCCTCGATCGTCACGCCTTCGGCGCGCGCGTCCGACTCGCTGATGCTCTGCAGGCGCTCGGCGCGCACGCCCGTGATTTCCAGCGTGATGCGCGACGCCCAGCGAGGCATGTGGATGGACGGCGTCCAGCCACGCGATTCCTTTGCGTCGAGCGCCTGGAACGTGTCGAGGTCGATGTCGACTTCGGCGCGGCCGTCGTCGGCCTGGTAGGCGATGCCGGCGTAACGCCGCATTGAGCGGCCGCCCTCGAACGTCTCGGTGCCGATGCGTCGCACTTCGTGTGTCTCGCGAACCCATAGCCGGTCGCCGACATCGCCGTGTGGGCAGACGTAGCAATCGCCGGTGCGCGTGTGCCGGATAGCGGCCAGCTCTGGCGCGGGCGCCCCACCGACATACTTCACGGAGCCGCCGCCGGCCGTCGTCGGTTCCCACACACCGAGCGGGTTGTTGTGCGGCAGCTTCACGATGCGCCGCGTCTGCGTCTTGCGGCCTTCGAGGATGGCTCGTACCATCGGGCCAGAAAACAATATGGGGTGTTCGATCATGGCGAATCCTTACGGCTGGGCTTTCTTGCGCCAGCACGGCGATATGTTTTTCAATCACGTGTTCGGAGAGGCGACCTATCAGATACAGGTCACCCACGAATGCCTGGCTGACTCACTCGGATCGGATGGCTCGCGCGAGGGAGATGAAAATGCGATCGTTCAAAATATGGGAAGCATCCAGGCAATCGCGGTGAAGAAAATTGAAGCCGGGATGCAGTCGCCGATTCTGATCAGGGACGACGACTTCTGACGGGGAGGGATTTCATGATTGCGACAATTCTCAATGCCGCGGGCTTGATTTTGATCACGGTGGGAGGCATCGGCTCGGCGTTGTGCGCGCCTGCACCGCAATACCATTCCGATGGATCGGCTTCCCTTCTACCCAATGTCGATAAGGCGACGCGAATTGCTATGTACCGGCGACAACGCCGCATCAAGCCATTGCTCACGCTCGTCGGCGTTGGAGCATTCCTTCAGCTGATCGCGTTGTTTATGAATTAGAGTTCGCGACTTTCTCCTGCGCGGGCGTCGAGGATTACACGCACCATCCGGCCGACGAACAATATAGGGCGTTCGGTCACAGGTCGAGCTCCGTCGTTTCGGCGAACGTGGTCGTCGCGAGGCGAACCATCGCCCCGATATTCGATGACAGCTTCCATGACGGGTAGGTGGACGCGAGTTGCGCCTGCAGCTTCTTCCACTCGCCGAGCGTCATCGTCATGGTGAGCGTCATCGGCACGTCGTCGGGCCGCTGGATTTTGAACTCGGATTTCATCGTGCCTCCGGGAATTCGTCGTGCGTGGGACCGTCGAGCTCGCGGCCGGTGACGTGTTTGTTTACGAAACGTCCATCGGCGGGATCGTGTTGGCGGTTATCCTCGTTTGAGATCGGGCCTCCTGCGTTCTTCCAAATGAGTCCCTTGATGACTCTGGAGATTCGTTGATGCGGCACGGTATATTCCGCGGCGAGCTGGGCTTGCGTGGCTTCTCCAGCGAAGTACTTTTCGCGGATTGCGCGAGCGGCGGAGGCGGTCAACTTTAGCCGACCATGCTCCGCGGCATGCTCCGGGATCGTGAGTAGTTCCAGATTGCTGTAGCGATTATCTGTTCGGTTTTCGTTCTTGTGATGAAGGTGAAAACCGGCTGCAGGTCGCGAGTTTCCAGCAGAGACCCATACGATCAGATGCTCATAAGCGTAGCCGTTTGGGTCGGCGAGTGGATGTTCGACGCCGACCCGTACCTTCACGTATCCGTCGTTGCTCAACATGCGGCCATTATTCCAACGATGGTGATCGCTACCGCGTTTCGTGTTGTTCCACGAGCTCGGTTTTTTTCCGCGTCCGTCCGGCAATTGGTCGATGGGAATGCCGAGCTTGCGAGCTCGTTGTTCACGCGTTGGCATTGGGCACCTCTCTGATTCGCAGATCCTTGTCGAGCGATTCTAGATCGCCGCGTTTATTGCGTGTGCCGCCCATCTGCTTCATGAAAAACGGCACGCCGGCGGCCGCGCATTGGTCGCGGAGATCTCGAGCCCAATCCGGATGCATCGGCCGCGCGTTGGCGCCGCTTTCACCTCCACAGATGACCCAGTCAGGCATCAGCTCGGTAGGGATTTCGCCGAGGTCACCCAGCATTGGCTCGACGCTCCAGAACCGCATGCGCGCCGGCACGGCGAGGAGCTTTTCGGCATCGCGCAGCATCTCTTCGCGGTTCACGATCGTCGCGCCGATCGAGACGTTGTCGTGCAGGCGCGGCCTTTCGATGCAGTCGAGGTCGAATTGGTACTGAGCGGCTTCGCTTACCATCGACATGACGTTGCCGATCCGCTTCGTGAGCAGTAGCCAATCGAGGTTCGGCGTGTCGGCGATCAGCCGGAACAGGTCCGTGCGCCACGCGGGATCCACAGCGTTGTCGAACACGTCCGAGAGCGACGCGCAGAACACACGCTGGCGCCGGCCGTGGATTGCGTAGAACGTGCCATCGCGGTTCCACTGCAGCGGCTTGCGCCAGTTCGCGGCCGACGTGCGGCGGCGCGGCGCGCCGGGCCCCCAGTTCACGGCCGTGCCGCCGGCGAAGCGCGCGTTGCGCGTCTCGGCGTAGCAGTGATCGCATCCCGGGCCCACCTTCTGGCAGCCTTCCCACGGGTTAAACGTGTGGTCGCACCACTCGATTTTTGTGTTCTCGCTCATGCTACGATGCCTCGAAAAATACGGGGTAGAGATGGAGAAAGTCATCAATAGGTACGTGGCACTCGTCATCACGATGCTGACCGGTGTGCTTGGCTACGAATATGTTCCGTGGGGAGACTTCAGCCGAAGCGATTGGGCGAGCTGGGCGCAGACGGTCGGGACGGTAGCCGCGATAGGTGCCACGATTTGGATCGCCACTCGGGAAGACCGCAGACGTCACAAAGAGGCATACCAACTTGCGGTCCTAACAGCCGCATCAATGCGGCTTAGAACTGCAAGTGCGCTCGCGCGAGTCAGGTACATCGCAGCGAAAATTGATGCCGCGCATAAACACGACGCGGCGCCCGAGAGTCTCAGGTCCTTCGCGGACTTCATACGGGACACAACTGTATGCAGTGACGAGGAACAAGTGAAGTTGCTTCCCTTGCCAAACCGTTGCGCGTTCCGGCTTGCTGGGAGCCGAGACAATTTGCGAGCTGCGGCCGATTTTCTCGAGTCTTTAATGTCTTCGACAGAAAGGCTCAATTCAGATCGACGGAAGGAAACGTTCGGAATGGCTGCGCTTGCGACATCTGAAGCCGAACGGCAGCTCAAAATTGCTGTTGCCGAATGCCAGAAGGTTTCTCTCGCCGTCACAAGTCCCCATGACGATTGACCCGGTGAGCTGTTGCCGACTTCCGATTAAGCGACAAGCACTTCTTCGTCGACGTCCATGGGCTGCTGAAAAACGCGGCCGCGCTCTCCGACTGGGATCGTCACGAGTCCCGCCGCGGCGAGGAACGGATTGCGCTTCATGGCGTCGCGCACGGCGCGAGCAGCTGCAGTTTTGATGGAGGCCGGACACTGTACATCCGGCCCGGTGCCGACCGCCCAGACCGGCCGCCACTGAGCGCGGCCCTCGGGTGGGATCCAATCGACGATCTGCACTTCGGCGCGGTGAATCGTCAGCAGCTCGCTGACGCGCTGCTGCGACACGCCGCAGCGCGTCACCAGCTCACGAACCGAGAGTTGCTCACGCTCGAGGATGGCGCGCATCCTGTCCCAAGCCGGCGTCGCGCGTGACTTGTAATCACGCCGCGCCCGCTTGAGCTTGAGCACCCTCGTGGCGAAGGTCTGGACACACTTACGCGAATGCCGCGGAAACGCGGCGTACAGAGCCTTGGATGGGATAGGCGATGGGTAGAGGCGGGCGAGCAGGCGCGCCTCACCGGTCGTCCACAGGTTGTGTGTCGACGTCGACATGCTTCGATTTCTCCGGATCCTTGCAGATAGTCGAGCCGCTGTTACTCAGCGAACTCAAGTTCGAGATGGGGTTGTCGATAACTGGGGGATGAAGACGACAATCACCAAGGCGGAAGCCCACGAAGTCCTGGAAGCAGCTACCAAACTAGTCGAGGCGCTGGCGGCCGCGAACGGCGTCGCGGTGGACTCACAAGAGGGACAGGTGCTGTACGACAAAATCGTGTTCGGCGCGCTTAACGAGTGCATGCCGAATGCAACGATCGAGCAGCTCTTCGAGCTGCTTGAAAAGCCGGACGGCGGCCATTAACCGCTGATTGCGTGGCTCGTCGGACCGTCTGACTCACCACGTTCGGCAGCGCGGACCGGCGTACCCAGCGGTTTCCAGTGCGTGTATGGCGGCTGTTCGGGCGGCAGTCGGCTGCCGGCCGGTGCAACCGAGTGGGCCCACTCGTAGTGACTGGTCCACACCGTCCAGCAGTCATCCTCGATCATGTCGAAGTCGTATCGCTCGGGGTGTTGCTCGTCTTCGCCGTCGAGCCAGAAAACGACTACGAGAACATCGGTGGGAGCGGTCGAGATTGGTTGCCACTGGTCGATGCCGAGCTCGCGCATGCGCGGCGCAGGCACGCCAGCAAGCCGCGCGCGAAGCCACGTCGCGACGTCTTCGCCCTGCGGGCAACCGAACTCGCTGCAGATCCCGTGCAGCAGGTCGAGGTTCACGCGCACCGCGTTGTAGACCCAGCGGGCGATCGGGCGCAGCAGATCGCCGTCCTGCTGCGGCTCGACGGCGTCGAGCAGGTCGCGCACGATCTTGACGCTCGCCGAACTGTCGTTCGTGAGTTCGTCGATGTTGTCGCCGCCATGCTCTGCGTCGTAGTGGTGGCGGATGAACTCGCGCAGCTGGTCGACGGTATAACCGCCGTAGGTGTTGGTGGTCATCGTCGTCCTCATTTGACGGAGATATCCGGTACGATGACCGACGGCTTGAACACGACCTTGTAGTGGTACGCGCTCGCCGGAGCCGAATCGAGCTGCTCGATGAAGTACGTCACGATGTTCGACAGTCCGAGGAAGTGCTTCTTGTATTCGTTCGGACCGGTCTTGCAGATGATCGCGAGCTTCGTGTCGGTGCTGGAGTTGTCCTTCGAGCAAAGGCCCTCGATGGTGAGCATGTACTCGCCAGTGAACCCGTTGTAGAACACGATGCGGCGGTTTATCTGGAAGTTGTCGGCGGCCGTCGACAGGTTGTTCGATGCCACGTCGGCATCAGAGCACCCGGCAGTTACCGCGACGCTGCCGACCAGGGCGGCAACGATCAGAAGTCGAGCGGAGGAGTTCGAGTGATGGGTCATGGTGTGAACCTCGATAGTCATGCGAATAAGTCGCCCTGTCTTTTGCCGCTCGACTCCGCGAGGTGCGTAGGGCAGAAGTGGGTATCGGCGCCGACTTGATGCGCGTGCGCCGCGCACCGGGGCCGATCGCATGTCTTGCCCGGCTTCGTCTGGAAATCGCATAGGAAGTCGCTCGGAGCGTCGCAGCCGTCGACCGAGCAGCGGCGCTCGCGCTTACGGCCTCGCGTGCAGATGATTCCGGACATGCCGCCGGGAAGGCGAAACGGGGTGCAGGGCATCAGGCGCCTCCGCTTTAGAAGGTCTGCGGCGCGACGGTCAGCGCGATCGCGATCGGGCGCACCCAGACCGGTGTCGACGAAAGCTGGAACGTCTCGCCGGATTCGGCGAGCAGCAGCGTGGTGCCCATTACCTCGGCGATAGCCTGCGCGGCGTCGGGCGGCACGGCGTTGCCGATGCGCTCGCGCCACGCTTGGTCGGACAGTCCGTCGAGCTCGAGATACTCCTCCGGCTCGACGAGCGACTGCAGGACGGCCAGCTCGAGCGTGGTGAACGGCCGGTGCCACGTACCGTCGAGCGCGCGGATTACGGCGACAGTCTTCTCGTTCGCCGCGGGCATGCGCGGATCGGCGACGGACCAGCGCCCGTTGTCGTGGCCGGCGGCGGCCGACACCGCGCCGCTGTGCTGGTCCCAGCCGACGACGCCGTAGTGGCCGCCGGTCAGGTACGCGTCGCCGCGCTCGCGGCGCATGCCCGGGCGCGGATCGGCGACGGCGAATGCGCCTTGTCCGCTGTCGCTTCGCGCGATGACCGTGCCAGCCGGCTCGTCGAAGCCGGTCACGCGGTACTTGCCGGCGCCTTCGAAACCGGTGCTCGCACGCGGATCGGCGACCGCGTACGCGCCTTGATCATCTCCGCCGATGACGGTGCCGGCGTGGCCGGCCCATTCGGTCACCTTGTACTTGCTGAACAGAGGGCCGGCCGGCGGCCGCGGGTCGGCGACGCCCTGACCGCCGGCGCTCGGACCGGTGCCACCCGTGACAACGCCGGCCGGCTGGTCGAACGGCACAATGCGGAAGCAGTTGTTGTGCTTCACGCGGGTACGCGGATCTGCCACGGTGTAGTAGCCCTGTCCAGGCGTCTGCTGCCCCGCGATCGTGCCGCAGTGCTCATCCCATGGGAGCACGCCGTAGGCATGGCCGTCGTTCCACTTGGCGCTTTGCGCGAAACGCGGATCGGCGACGCTAAAGGCCCCGTTCGTCGGCAGCGATTCACCGGCGACTGTGCCGGCCGGTTCGGTCCAGTCGACAACGCCGAGATGGCCGCCGCGGCGCTCGGGGACGATGAGGTAGTCGCGCAGCTGGCCGTTCTCGACCGCGAGCTTGTTCAGGCTGCGCCAGTCGCTGCCTGCTTCGACGAACGCGAGGCGCACCCACGTTTTCCACTGCAGCGACGGCACGCGGTGCATCGGGCCGGCGGCCTCGACGTCGCCCGGAGGCGGCATGCGGCCCAGCAGCGTGCCGACGCCCTGCAGGCGATTCTGGGGAGGCTCGTACAGGAACGCTGGTACCTTTTCGGTATGCCGCGCGACGAGCAGGAAGCGTTTGCGGCTTTGCGCCATGCCGCGCTTCGCGATGCGGCCGCAGTCGTGCGAAGTTTCGTTCTTCGCGTAGCCGTAGTGCTGCAAGATCTGCCCGATCTGGTCCAGTAGGTGGCGGCCGCGCGTCGCGAGCCGGGGGACGTTTTCGAACACGATTAGTTCGACCGGATCGTCTTTCCATGCCTCACACATCAGCCACACGCACCGGAGCGTCAGCTCGTTGAGCGCCTGGTACTTCGGCGTGCGGCTGAGCGTTTCCGACAGCAGCCCAGACGCGCCCTTGCACGGCGACGAGATGAACACGCAGTGCGGATGCTGGTAGCCGGCGGCGCGGCGTACGTCTTCGGGCGTGGCCTCGCGCCAGCCGGCCGGCGGCTCGACGCCGTGGAACGCGGTGTACTGCTCGCGCGTGAACAGGTCCATGACCGCGCACGGCGTGCCGACCAGCGTCTCGAAGTCGCGCGCGGCCGCCGGGTCGTTGTCGATCCCGCCGATGCAGCGCCACATCGCGGTCATGTTGCCGACGTGGGAGGTGGCTTTGGTGAAGCCCTTGGCGCCGCCGCCGAGGCCGCAGCAGAAACCGAAGCTGTTGTACACGCGCTGAACGTTCATAGATCTCGGAGTAATTCAAAAAAACGGGCGCCGTGCTGGCCGCCCATAAAAGAAGCCGCGCATCCGAGGCACCGGAATTTGCGCGGCTTGGGGAAAAGGTCATGCTAGGATTGGCGAAACAAACTGCCTCGCTTAATCTGTCTGTAACTATCACGGGGTGCGTTGAGTAATCTCGCGTCGGTTCATCTCTCGGATATGCAGGGCGAGTTGACCCGACGACCTCCACGGGTACGCGTATAACTATCGGTCATATAGAATTCGGGGGTTACATGAACTACTCTGCGTCAAAAATTGCATCAGACTATCCGCTCACATTGTTGAGATCGTCGCCGAACGTGGATTCGCCTTTCGACGGTGACCGGCTGAACCGACGAACGCTCGCGGAGAAGTTGTCCGATTTCGTTTTGCGACTGCATAACGGTGGTGTTATTGCTATTGATTCTCAGTGGGGAGGCGGCAAGACCTGGTTCGGTCGAAACTGGGCAGCGCAGCTTCGCGAGTCCGGTCATAAAGTGACGTTCATCAACGCATTTGAACAGGACTACACCGAGGATCCCTTTCTACCCATCGCAGCGGAGCTCGCAGCGCTGCTCGAAGGTGAAAGTGGCAAAAAGCGGTTTGTGAAGAAAGCTGCGGCCGTTGCCGCTAGTTGCTTGCCAGTCGCAGCGAAAGTTGCCGCTAGTGCAGGCTCGAGGTTTGTCCTAGGGAACATCGATCTTCCTGCGGAGATTGATGCAGCGGTCAAGAAAGCGGAAAGCAAGTCGGAGGAGTTTGTCCAACATTGGGTAGAGCGGAAACTCGAAGGTCACAAGAAAGAACAAGAGTCGCTGGCAGGATTTAGAGCTACTCTTGCTCAAGTTGCTTCGCAGGAGCAAAAACCAATAGTCATATTCGTCGACGAATTGGACAGATGTCGGCCCGATTTTTCAGTAAGACTGATCGAGCGGATCAAACATTTTTTTGAAACTCCGAACGTTGTTTTTGTGTTGCTGATCCATCGCGATCAACTTAATAGTGCAATCTCTGGGGTGTACGGTCCGACAACCGACGGGGCAGCGTACTTGTCTAAGTTTGTTCATTTCTTTTTTGCGCTGCCATCCAAAGTGGATCGTATATATATCAGTGCAGTTTTAGAGCGATTCGGTTTCTCAGATAAGGATGCATCCTGCTATGCGTTCTCCGAGTATTTCGCCCTTTGGGTGACCCTGGCAGGGTTGAGTTTGCGGGAAGTTGAGCGTGCGTGTGCCCTATACGCATATGCGCGATTGAAGGGGGCGGAGCGGTTGTTGGCGTATCTGATAACCTTGAAAGTTAAGCGGCCCGATCTATTCTCGCGTGTCCTGCAAAAAGACCAAAAGGTCTTTCTCGAAGCGAGGGATTGGATCGTTACCCTTCAGCAAAAGATTGGCAAGAACGAACAGGTGCGAAATTATGCGGGCCACTTCGAATCATTGGCTGCGATACACGAGTACGTCGCGAATGGAATAGTGTTGAGCGATCCGCGTGGTGAAAAATACCATCTCACTGATCTTGGGTCCGACGTGCGTGCAAGATCATTTGCCGGTGCATTCGAAACCTATGCTAGCGAAATCGACCTCCCTATCGATTGAAGTGGTTGTGCTGCTCGATTTACTGGGGCATCCACTGCGTGCCACGCACGATCCGGCCGACCGGTTCGAGCACAAGCACCTCGGACTCCTTCTCGCTGCGCACGAGCGCGCTGCCGCGCCGCAGGGCTTTCTCGAGCGACGTGTGACGTTTCGGCTTGCAATACCTGCCGACCGTCACGAAGAGCGGCGCGCGTGCGCCGACCGGGCCTAGTGTCAGCTCGTCGATACGCGCCTCGAGCGTCGCGGCGTTTGTGCGCCAGGTGTCGGCCTTCAGTTGCGCGGCGTCGCGCTCGGCGGTGAGACGCTCAACGTCGGCGCGCAGGCCTTCGATGATCTGCGCGACGTCGATGACGTGGGCGTTCGGGTCCAGCGACTTCTCGACCAGGCCGACCGATACCAGCGCTGGCGCTGCCTCTACTGGCGGCGTGTCGCTTGCCGGCGTGGCCGGCTGCGCTGCGCGCGCGAGCCAGTACACGTACTCGTTGCCGCCGCCCGCGCGCTTCTCGCGCTCGACGAGCGCCTCGCCGAGCATGCGGTTCAGCTCCCTCGTCACGTCGAGATGGGGGAGCCCGGTTCCGGTCGCCACGGCCTTCGCCGTGGCTTCCGACGTCGCGGCGAGATACTTCTCGATGTCCTCTCTCACGCTGCCTCCCGGATTGCGTGCTGCGCGGCCGGCGAGACCTGACCGTCCTCGACCCAGAATGCTTCGATGGCTTCGGGCAGGCCGCCGGGCGGCGTCTTCAGGCTCATGAATACGAGCGCCGTGTCGATCTGGTCGCTGTATGCGAGATCGTCGAGCCAGTAGAGCAGCCGGTCGCGCTCGGGGCCGACCAGGACGTCGGCGCGATCGAGCACCAGCAGCTTCAGGCCCGAGAAGTGGCTGATCGCGGCGGCGATGTGCGCGTCGACGCGCCAGCGTTCCGATTCGGACAGCAGGGCGTAGGCGCGCCCGTCGGCGAAGATCTCCATCTCCGGCGTGATCGTCACGTCGGCCCATTCGGACATCTCGGCGAGCGCGACGAGGCGCTCGTTCATCGGCGTGAGCGCTTCGCTGAGCAGGTCGGCTGGGATGCCGTTCGGCGCGAGCGCGTCGGCGATTGCCTCGTACGCCGCGACGTCTTCGTGCAGTGCCGAAGCCTGCTTCGCCAGATCGGCGGCGCCGGCGGCGCGCCGTTCGATTTCGTGGAGCGTCGCGATGTCGCTGTCGAGTTGCTTTCGGTGGCGTTGGAGGTCGGCCAGTTCGGAGCGCGCGGCGTCGCCGCTCTCGCGCGCGGCGGCCGCGCCGCTTTCCTCCGCGTCGTCTTCGAGCGCCCGCAGCTGCGTCGCGGCCGCGTCCGCCGCTTCGACGTCGCGTTTGCGGTTCGCGGCTGCGTTTTGCAGCGTATTCAGGCCCTGCTCGTACTCGGGCAGCTTCGCGGCCGCGTCAGCGTCGCGCGCGGCGGCCGCGGCCGCCGCCGACAGCACGCCGTTGAGGTAGCGCAGGAGCGCGCCGCATTCAGGGCAGGTGCATTCGGTGCCGGCCGGCGTCGCGCCGGCGAGCACACGAAGCGCTTCGACCTTCGGCAGAAATTCGGCGACCTGCTCGTCGGCGAGTTGTGCGAGCTCGACCGCTTTCGCGTAACCGGCGGCGCGCGTGCGCAGGTCGGCGATTTTCGTTGCGCGCGCACGAGCCGCGGTGTCCGCCGCGTCGGCCGCGCCGATCTGCTGCTGCAGTTCGCCGATCCGGTCGTCGAGCGCTGCGCGGTCGCCCGTGAGCTTCCGCAATGCTGCTTCGTCAAACTCGACTACCGCCGGGCGCCACGTGGCTGCCTTCTGGCTGCCGTACGTCTCGCCAGTCGCGGTGCGCCACGACTGCTTCGCGCCGCGCGCGCGGTCGGCGGCTTCCTTCTGCGCCGCTTCAAAACCGGCACGCAACATCGGCGTGATGGCTGCGAGCCGCGCAGCGGCCGGTGCCGGCACCGCGTCGGCGCGGAGCCCGAGCTTGCCCAGCAGCCGAGCGCGCATTTCCTCGACGCCGATCTTCACGCCCATCAGGTCGTACAGAAACGCCCGGCGCTCGGCCGCGCCGAGGTGCGCGAACCGCTGCGCGTCGAGCACCAGCGGCAAGCGCGGATCCTCGACGAGCTCGCGCTTCAGCTTGCCGGACGGCAGCGTGACGCTGTTCGCCTGCTCGCCGCACGCGACCACGATCTGGCCGCCGTCGGCTCCCTCGGTGACGAGCGAGCCGTATTCCTTCTTCAGCGCGACGCGCACGGTGTCGCCGGTGAGCGCCATGCGCACGGCTTCCTGCAGGCTGCTCTTGCCGGCGCCGTTCGGGCCGGCGAAGAGGGCGACGGGTTTCGCGAGCCGGAGGTCGGCGGTGCGGATCCCGAGAACGTTCACCACGTAGATGTCGGTGATTTTCACGATTCCTCTCCCTGCGGTCCGTGCCGGCGCAGCACCGTGCGGCTGCCGTCCGAATCCATCGCACTGACGATGCCCTTCGCTTCGAGCAGCTCGACCAGCCGCGCGGCGCGGTTGTAGCCGATCTTGAACTGGCGCTGCACGCTCGAAATCGACACTTTCTGCTGCTCGATCACGAACGCTTCGACTTGGGGGTACAGCGGATCCTCGTCGCTGGCGGCGGCCTGTTGCTCGTGCCACTCCTTCCAGCCCTTCACCCATGCGATGCACAGTTCGCCAGCCATCACGGGGCATTCGCTTTCGGGCTTGCCTTCGGCGGCCGCCTGCCGGCCGGCATGATGCTGTTCGTCGATCTGCGCTTGCGTCGGACCGTCGCCGAGCTTCGGCACCTCGCGGAACTCGGCGTCGACGACGTCACCGTCGGATTTGTCGCCGTCCATGCCATCGCCATCGCCGTCCGTGTACTCGCGGCCGAGGTCGAAACCGCGCTGATCCGATTCGCCGCGGATCTCGTCCATGCCGCCGGTGTGCTCGCCCGGGTTTGCGACGACGACCAGAACGGTTTTCCCGCTTGCTTCGTAGAGCTCGTGCAGGTTCGGCTGAGAACCGCCGAATTTCACGACCGCCTTGACGCCGTCTTTGATCGTGATCTGGTCGAGGTCACCCTGGACGACGATGCGGCCATCGCTCGCGATCAGATGCGTCGCCATCTTCACGTTGTGCTCGACGCGCGCACGCAGCCGGTCGATGACGTCGTTTTGCTTCTTCTCGGACAGCTTCACCCAGATGTCGGGCATCAGCTTCATTTCGGTCACCAGCGCGGAAAGCAGGTCTTTGCCGATGCTGTCGGCGGTCATCTGGAGGACGTTCTTGTCGGTCATGTCGAAATCCTTGGCGGCGGAAGGCGCGCGTTAGTCGGCGTTGATCGGGCCGCGCGGCCGACGGCCGGCCGGCGCGGTCGTTTGGGAAGATGCCTTGCCAGCGGCCGCCTGTTCGGCTGCCGCCGTGATGGCGCGCATGCGTGCGGAGGCGAGGGCGTTCAGTTCGGCCTTGGCGGTTTCGTCCGGCACGCCGCTGATCGCACTGCGGGCGAGGTCGAGGTCTTCGGGCGTTTTCGCGCTTTCGATGTCTTCGCGGATGCCGCGCACGAGGCCGGCGGCATCGAAGTCGAAGCCGCCTTGCGGTGCGTTGCCAGCGCCGTCCGCTCCCTCGTGCGCTGCTTGTGCTCCGACCTGGTCTGCGCCGGCGCCTTCGGGGGATTGCTCGTCTGCCGGTGCGGAGGGACCAGCCACCGCGGTGCTGCGAACCTCTTCGGCCGGTCGTGCCGGGCCTGATCGTAGGGTGTCGAGCGTCGTGGTCTGCACGGTGAAGGAGCCGTCCGGGTAGACGTCCACGATGTCGGCTTCTTCCTCGGACGTGCGACCCATGCCCATGACAATGTCGGGCGCGTGGATGTTGCCGAAGAAGCTGCCGGCACGGTACTGGAACATCAGCGTGCGCAACCCGGTCTGCCACTTCGATCCAGCCTTCCCGTACCAGCCTTCCTCGACGACCATTCGCATGCTGACCGGGGCCGATTCGATCACCGGCATGCCGATGTCCCGATACAGGTCGAGCATGCGGCCCGAATACTGGCGAACCTGTTCGGGGGCGAGGCGCGGTTCCGGCGTACCTCGCGGAAGTGCCCAGGCAATGCACTCGATGTCGTCGACTTCGACCTGACGGTCCTCGAAGATCGGTTTCCGCGCTTCCTTGTTCCAGCCAGTTTTTTCCTTGTACTTGGCCGTGATCTTGCCGCGGTTGATCATCTGAAAGCGCAGCGGCGTGAATCGCCCCGACGCGTTGATCGCCGCGATCACGAACTTGCCGGACCAGCGCAACTTGCCCTCGATCATGTCAGCGTTCTGCATCACGGCGGTGATCGACATGCGGACGGCGCGCGCGACCTCGATTGAGACAAGGCAGTTGCCGATCGCAGAGGGGTTCTCGACCCAGATTTCCTCGCCGTTCACCTTCTTCAGGTTGTGCGACCGGAACTGCGCCGGAACGGCATCGCTGCTCGCGTATGCTTTGGCGATACGGTTGGCCAGGATGAAGCCGCGCTCGGTGAACATGTCGACGGCTTGGTCTGGAATCAGCGCCGGTGCGCCGCCGGCTGCCTTCACTTCGCTCAGTTGTGCGGGTGCATTCATGGGTGCCTCATTACTCGTGGAATTTGCAGACGCCGTGTCGCGGGCAGTACTTCGCATCGCAGAGCAGCGATTTCGGGTTCGGATAGAAGCGGCCGGTGCGGAACATGTCGGCCGCGAATTCGATGAGGCCGGGCTCGTCGTCGGTGCCGATCATCACGCGCTTGGCGTTTTTCACGGGCGCGGTGGCCACCTCCGGTGTGCCCTTCGTTTTCAGGCCAATGATTTCGGCCGTGTCGGCGATCAGCTCGCCGGTCGTGTGCTCGTAGAGCATCTCGTAGGTGCCGATCTGCGGGCCGTGTCCCTTCGTGACCGCCACACCTTTCTGCACCGCAGATGAGCCGCTTTTCAGGTCGGCGATGCCCGGGCCGAGAGCGGTACGGCGCACGCGCGCCCGGTCCATCGTGCCGGTGAGGCGGATCACGATCCCACCGCCGCAGTCGATGTCGAGCGGCTTTGTCTCCATCTCGACTGCGACGAAGTCGTAGCGTGGTGCGACCTCGAGGCAGTACTTCGTAGTGAGCGAGAGCCCAATGCGCTCGGCCTCCGACAGGCTCAGGTCATCGCGCGCCGGGTCGAATTCGTTCGCCGGGTCGCGCAGCTTGTCGACGAAGGCGCCAGCTGCATCGTCGACCGTCAGACCAGAGCCGTCGAGGCGTGCCTGGTCGAATATGGCGGTGCCAGCGTGGATTGCGGTGCCGAGCGCTGCGCGCAGCCCCACGACGTTGCGCATGCCGAGCAGAAAGATGCCTTCAAAGCGATACGCACAGTCGAACAGTGATCCCCACGCGGAGGCGCGGACTTTGAAAACGGATGGTGTGGTCATCGTTGACCTCCGAAGCCAGGACGTGCGATGGGGGCGAACTCGGGCCATGCTGGGGAGTTCGCAAGGCGGTGGTGCAACGCGACGTGGTATTCGTGCGTGCAGACGAGCAGGTTCTCCTTCCGGTTGTCGCGCTTCATCCCATTGATGTGATGGACGACTTCCGTGTTTGGGTTGCCGCTACCGAAGTTTCGAAGCGGTCGCCCGAGCGCCTGCTCGGCGATGAGAACGTGCTCGTATTTCCGCTGTCCCGCACCGAGCCGCACGACGACGTAGCCGTGACTGCTCAACGTGCGATTGCCGATCGCGGCAGCCGTTTTTGCCGCTGCCGCCTTGCCGATACCGTGCCCCTTGATGAACTTCAATGGCTGGCCGCGGACCCAGCCTTTCGACCGGTCATTGACTGGCGCGAGCCGCGTTGGCTGTCCGCAGCCGCATTGACAAAGTCCAACTTCCTGCGCACTCATGCTTCGCTCGCAGCGGTGGCAGGCGCGCTCGACTCGACGGCCGGCATCTTCTCGACGCACACGTACGGGAAGCGGTCGGGAAACGGCTTGATGTGCTTGTAGAAGTGCGAGCCGAGCGAGTCTGCGGTTTTGAGCGCGTCGAAGTTCGCCTGCGTGAAGCCGGTGTAGTGGTACAGCGACGTCGGCGCACTCGTCTTGCGATCCTTGAAGCGGACCGCGAGCGTTTCGGATTCGGCGTCGTATCCGATGCTATGGATCTGCGACGACTCGACGGGAAGGGTGTCGATGGTTTTCATGCCTTGGGACTCCAGATGGAACGACGAGAGACGCGCAACATGCGGCGCGCGCGATGTGGCGGAGAACGTGGCGTCGACTAGTGCGACGGCAGCGTTTAGAGGATTCCCCAGCGTTTGCTGAAGTAGTCGATCGCGACGGCGATCGCCGCTACCGAGATGAAGATCGCGAGAACGAGCGCACGTGCGGCGCGCGGGTGCCGACGCTCGAAGAGGTCAGCGTGATCGGTGAAGCGGCTCATGATGGCCTCGTGGGAGCGATGACAGGCGCGTCGTCTGGCGCACTGATCAGCGTCGGCACGACAAGCCAGACGAAGACGAACAGGATCGTCGCGACGACGAACCACAGGCCGACCAGCTCGCCGACCTTGCGCATAAAGGACTTCATCCCAGGCTCCGCAGATACGGGCCGGCCAGATCAGCGCCGAACCAGAGCGCGCCGATCGCGACGCCGTATGCGACTGCCCATGCCGAGCCTTCGATTACGTAGCGCAGGCGCGATACAGGCGATTGCCTGTATTCGCGAAATACAGGCTGTAGGCTGTTGAGGGGCGAGCGCATCAGTGGTTCCTCCGCAGTGTTCGCTCGGCGAAAGTCGCGACGTTGTGCTTCGTACGGTCGAGGATCTGCTGCGCGATCGCCTCGCTGCCGACCATCGCGATGCCGAGCGCCGCCTTGCTGATCAGCATTTCCATCACGTTCGCGAGCGCGTTCGGATTGCCATACGCACCGGATTCACGCACGTAGTCGGCGATCAGCTTTTCAGCGAGGTCGCCGCATTGCGTGGGGGATTTGAGATTGCTCATCGGTCGACTCCGGCGATGGTGATGTGGCGAACGGGATCGGACGCTGGCATGGGTGCGGCGAAGCCTGCCTTCGCCAGCGCGTCATCGACAACGGCGCGGATGCCTGACGTGAGCACGGTCTTCGACGCGACCAGGTGCAGCGCGTCGATCAGGTGCGCCATTGGTTGAAGGTGTGCATCGAGAGAGCGGTCGGCTGCGAGCGAGCGCGCATAGGCATCGGCCGACGCACAGTCGTCGACATCCGAGGGCAGCTCGCCATACGCGAAGCTCGAGTCGGCCCGCTCCTGCGCGAGCTCCTTCGCGCGCTGCAGCCACGCCTGACCGAGCGTGTGTTTGATCTCGTTCATGCTTTGCCTCGAGCGCGGAGCATGGCGTCGGCCACGCTGTACGCGAGAACGGCAACTTTGTCGGTTCGATCCTCGCCCAGCTTCACGTTCGGGGCGGCGAGCAAGCCGGTGATTGCCTTCGCCGCAAAGTAGTCACGCAGCTTCATGCCGGGTGGCCTTCGTATCCGTTGCAGTCGCCGGGAACTTCCGGAAACGCCGGGCCACCGCCGTTGATCTCGTTCATGTGGTCTCTCAGTGTGGTGTGATCGCCAGCCGAAGCCGGCGCGGTTGCTCAGTCGTCGAGCGCGCGACGCCCGGCGTGATCGGTGCAGCTGGAGAACCCGGCGTTGTCCGGGCCGAACTTCTGGCCGCATCCGGAGCAGTAGACGTTGGCGAAACTCGGCACGGCGCCGGCGAGATCGGCGGTCGCGATGCGCCGCGCAATCTCAGCTTTCAGAACGTCTTGGCAGATGTTCCAGACCTCGTACACGTCTTCGATCCGACCGCGGCGCAGTGCCGCGTCGAGCACCGCGATCTGCTCGGCCGAGAACGGCAGCACGTCGAACGTGACGCGCTCGGCGATCGCTTCGTTGCGCTCGTCGCGCGCCAGGGCGTCGTCGTCGGCCGCGGCCTGCAGCTGCTCGGCGCGTCGGTCGATCAGGGCGGGCAGTGCGCGGACGTTGTGGTGATGAGGTCGAGGAGTGTGCATCGCGCCCTCCGTTTAAAGTAGGATTGCCAATCAAATATCTGTCTTGAATTGCGGCAGTTCTCACTGGTGACGCCTCAGAAGAAGAACCGCCACCGGTCAGAACTGCATCACTCGCGCGCCCGACTACTCCCGGCCGTGCCGGCTCCGGGCCGCACGAGGTTTGTGCCGATTACGACGCCATCGGTCACGTGTTGCTGGCTGTCTTGCGTCAGGTTCACTCGGGTATTGCATCCCGCTGCGGTCTTCCGCGGCGTCCGTCCTGACTCACGACGCTGATCGCGCCGGCCGGTTGCTCCGCATGTGCGGTCCCGGCTTACCTTCGATTGTTAGAGAGCGATCCGCTTGGGGCGGTGGCGCGGCGTCGGTGTCGCGTTGAACGAATAATCACATACGTGATTTAGCACAGTCAACACAAATGTGATTTTGACGGGAAAAGTTTGTAACAAGGGCAGTGAGGGTCCGGCAGATGCCCGTCCGTTAAGCAGTTGCTGACACCAGTTGAAAGTCGCCCGGATCTGGTACTAAACTACTGTACATTCATACAGTATTTGGATGCGGAGAGACGAGGGCGACTGATGAAACAAGAAGTGAAGGTGCGTCTGCGATGCAAGCCGGGGGATTTGGCGATCGTAACGAAATGCGGGGTGTCCGATCGGATCGGGCTACTGGTGCGGGTGATTGAGAGGTGCTGGGACGGGCAGCATGACTGGCTCGTAGTACTGCAGGGGCCGGGGGTTTGGGCGCGCGGCGCTGTAACTGGGAGCGTTACTTTGCGCCGGCGTGCATTGCTGAACGACTGGAATTTGACGCCAATCAGCGGGACGGGTCTTCCAGGCGAAATGGCTCGTCCGGATTCGGAAGCATCCGAAGCATCAGCGCGAACGTTTGTGCCGGCTCACCAGCCTTGTCTGCCTTGAGGATCGCGTCAATCAGCGCCTTCGCGCCTGCGCTGGCGGTGATCAGCGCGGAATCGTAGCTTTCCGCGGTGTCGGCATCCGACGTCGGTTTGCCTTTCCCCTCGGCGAGCCATAGTGCGCTCACGCCGAGCGTGTCGGCAATCTGAGGGAGACGGCGCGCGCTGTTGCGCGTTCCGGCTTCCAGATTCCCAATCGTCGATTGGGAAACGCCGGCCTTGGCGCCCAATTCCTCTTGGGATAGGCCGGCTCGGGCTCTCGCCCATTTCAGTCTGTCGGCTAGCGTGTACATATCACAATCGTAATAGAACGACCCATTCGATTTGTGTTGACCGAGACAAACACAAATGTGATACTGGGCCATGGACATCCAAAAAGCCGTCTCCGATCTCCTCGGCTCGGGGCTCACTCAATCCCAGCTGGCCGGTCTCATTCCGTGCTCGCAATCCCTCATTTCCGCACTGCTGCGGGGAGCCCGCGGCTCGCGAGTTTCGTTTGCGATCGCGAGCCGCGTGATGGCCCTGCATAGGGAACGGTGTGCTCAACCGGCAAAGGAGGGGGCGTGAAGCGACCACTATTGAGCCAACCGCTCCCAGACGCTGGCAGTGACCTTTCCAGCGTTGAGCTCGGTTCCGCAGCCAGAGCATTTGAGCATCAGCGTACCCCACGAGGTCAATTGACCTTGGAGGATGGATTTGACCCGGCGCTCGTCGAGGCAACGCTGACAGGCGAAGTGCGCCGGCTCCAGATTGCGCTCTGTGAGTTCGGACGCCGGCTTCAGTGCGTAAGCGAAGACATTCCCGCCGGGAACGATTTCTCGAAGCTCGTAACGAGCACGTTCGGTTTGCTGGGCTTCCAACTCGCGCAGGCGCTCGGTCAGGTCTGCGATCCGAGCGTCTTTTTCGATGATGGACGCGAGTACCTCCGAAAGGCCGAGCTGAGCCTGGAGGAGCTTTTCCGTGAGTTCAGCTTTGATGGACGCGACTACTTGTGCATCGCGAAAGTCCGTCCATGTTTTCACGAAGGTGATTGCGCCGTTGAAGCTGGAGATAAGCGCGGGTAAGTCCATGCGAGCCCCATTGTGTGGTTGTTGAAGAGGTCAGAGGCTTCGATTTTCGCATAGCGGCGGTTCGCATCTTTGCAGTCGGCCAGGTGTTGTCCTGGCCATTATTTCGCCCCGGCGCCAACTGGGTAAGCAAGTGGGTAATCAACTGGGTAACGATTGATTTTTCGTATGAACCAGACCGAATTCAGGATGTTCGCACCGTGGGTGCAGGCCGCGACGCTGCCGGACGCGGAGATCGAGGCAATGAGCTTCGAGGACTGCCTCGCGCACGCGCTCGAGCTCGGGCTGCGACGCTTCGATCGCAAGACGCTCGCGCGCAACTGCGACATTCACTACCCGCACTTCGGCGACCTGGTTGCCGGCCGTCGTCCGTTCCCGGCGACGAAGCTGCACCTGTTCTGCATGTTCACGGGCTGTGACTACCCGCGGCAGTGGCTCGCCATCCAGGAGCGCAAGGCGATCGAGGAATACCGTCGGCTCAGCCAGCAGGCGATCGGCGAGTTCGTTCAGCAGGCATTCGGCCAGCGGCAGGCGGCGGCATGACCTTGACGCTCAGCCACCGCGACGTCGGCAAGCACTTCGCCCGCAAGCTCGGGCGCCCCATGACCTACCTCGGCATCGTCGAGGAAAAGCACCTTTTCATCTTCCGCGATCCGCCGCAGGACTACCTCGCGTTCAGGGCTGACCAGCTCTGGATGCTTGAGCGCGTGCGACCTGAGGCGGCGCCGATCGACAACCAGAAGGAGAGCGGCAGATGCTGAAGGTGTGCATGGAGTTTTGCCGTTGCCCTTGGTCAGTCGAGTTCGTAGTCGGGAACATTTTTGAGATATCCAGAGCTCTCCCGCTCACACGTCGCGCCTGCCTCGGTAAGAAGAATGTGCGCTTCCGAGAGACAGGCCCTCACGGTTCTCAGGCTTTGCTTCCGCGTGACGTGATTGGACACGGAATTGTCGACTTCGCGGCGGAGGAAAGTGATTGCGACGTGCAATCGATCCTTCGCTCCGGCGATCTTCTTTGCGCAATGGTCCGGCAACACGATAAGGGAGCGCAGCTCGTCTCTCGTGCAAATGTCCAGTCCCGCGAGCTGATCAGCGTACGACATGAAACTGTCGGGTGCTGTGTCGATCTGAGTCGCCTCTTCGGCCCATTCAAGGGCATCGTGCACAAGAGCGCATGCGATGCCGACACGAAACGTAAGCCCTGCGGCGGTGAGAGATGCATCCAGTGCCGCGTCGCGAGTCTGCTTGCGGCTGTCCTTCGCTGCAACGTACAGCGCAACGATTACTGCGCCACCCGTTCCGATTGCCGTCGCTACGTCCCAGAAGTCCTTCGTGGAACCGGTCATCCGCGCGACGATCATCCACATCTTGGCGAGAGTGAAGAAGGCGATACCGATGAGCAACCAAACGGTTGCCAGGTGTGTGAGTTCCCACGCGCGTTTCACGATTTCCCCGTATTCGATTTTCGCGCGATCGTAGCACGGCCTGCGGAGGGCTCATGAATTGGAACCATGACGATCTCGCCCGAGATCTCGCCGCGCATCTTCGCGGCGCGTCCCACCGCCTCGTATGGACTGACATGCAGCTCGGGCCGGCTGGCTCGCCACGGCCTGACGTCTACACGGTGCCGTGCTCGTTCGCGCGGTTCCAGCCGGTCGCCTACGAATGCAAGATCAGCGTCGCCGACTTCCGGCGCGACGTGACGGCGGGGAAGTGGACGTCATACCTGCGCTTCGCCGCCGGCGTGATCTTCGCCGCGCCGGCCGGGCTGCTGAAGAAAGAAGACGTCCCTGCCGGCTGCGGCTTGATCGTGCGCGGCCCGGACGGCTGGCGCTCGCTGAAGGGCCCGACGCTGAAGAACATGGAGAACCTGCCGCGCGACGCGTGGATCAAGCTGATCATCGACGGCATGGCGCGGCTCGCGGATCAAAACCACGAGCAGTTGCGCGCGGATCTGTGCAACGAATGGACGCTCGAAAAGAAGCTTCGTGCGCGCCTCGGCGACGTTGTCGCGGATGCCGTACGGGACCAGCTGCATGCGGAGCGCCGACTGAAGACGGCCACCGAGCGGCTCGAGAACCTGGCCGAGGAGGCGGAAAACGAACGACGACTGATCCTCGATCGAGCGAAAGAGCATGCGCAGCGCGACGCGGCGCAGGTCGACGCCGCACGCATCGAGCTCGCGCGTGTGCTTGGGCTGCCGGCGAGCGCGGGAGCATGGGAGATTGCAAGCGCCTGCAAGCAGGCCGTGCGCCGCGTCAGCATCGATTCCGAGGTCAAGCGACTCCGTCAGCAGCTCGAGCGCATCCAGGTTGCAATCGAATCGGCAGGCGAACCGCTGCCGCACATTGCGCGAGAGGTGTCGTGAGCCTCGTTATCGTCCCGATCTCGCTCGAAGAGGCGAACGTATTCGTCGCCGAGCATCACCGGCACCACGCGCCCGTGGTCGGCCATAAGTTCAGCATCGCAGTCGCCGACGACATGCTGATGGGCCGATACGACCAGACGGGTGTGTGCGGCGTAGCAATCGTTGGCCACCCGGTCGCGCGCGGCAACGACGACGGCTGGACGCTCGAGGTGACGCGTTGTTGCACCGACGGCACACGCAATGCCTGCTCGACGCTCTATGGCGCCGCGTGGCGGGCGGCCCGCGCGCTCGGCTACGTCCGACTCATCACATACACATTGCCGGCCGAGAGCGGCGCCAGTTTGCGGGGCGCCGGGTGGCGTCTCGTCGGCGCTCGCGGCGGCGGCAACTGGAACACGCCTGCGCGACCGCGCATCGACACCGCTGCGCATCTGCGTGGGCAGAAATTGTTGTGGGAAGCACGATGAACGACCTCCCGAATCCTCTCACCCCAGCGGACTGCAACCTCCGCGATTTTCCGTTTATGCCGCTCGAGGTGAAGCGCCTGTTGACGTCCGAAACGTGGATCCTCGGCACCGGCGACGAGCGCGCGGCCGCGATCACGTTGTGGCTTGAAAGCTGGCATCAGATTCCGGCCGCCAGCCTGCCGGCCGACGACCGCATGCTCGGCCATCTGTCCCAGGCGAAGAACTGGAAGCGCGTGAAGGATCACGCACTGCGTGGATGGGTGAAGTGCGCCGACGGTCGGCTCTATCACCCGGTCGCCGCTGAGAAGGTGCTGGAGGCGTGGTTGTCGAAGCTCACGAGCAGCCTATCGGGCTCGGTCGGCAATGCCAAACGATGGGGGATAGAGATCGACACGGTTGCCGTTCGCAAGCAGGTTGTCGAGGCAGCGCACCTGCTGAAGGGCGTCGCCCCCCAATCGGAATGGCTGCGGAAAAAGCAGGTGAAAGACATCGTGGCCGATTCGAGTCGCGATCCCAACCCGATCGCCCCCCGATCACCAACGCAATCGCCCCCCGATTCGCCCCCCGATCGCAAGAGAGAGGGAGAGGGAGATGTAAACACAGCAAGCGGCGGCGGCACAGCACAGGGAGAAGGGGAAGAACCGCCGATCGCCGCCGCTTTCGTCGAAATCCTTCGCTCGTCGGGCGTTGGCTTCGCCGCCGATGACGAGCGGTTGGCGAGCTGGCCCGGGCGGGGCGTGACGGCCGACGACCTGCGCGCGGCCATCGCCACGGGCCGCAAGCGCCGTGAGCGTGAGCGCTCCGAGCAGCCGCTCAACGCCGGCCTGCTCGACCTGATCCTCGGCGACCTGCTCGCCGCGCGCGCCGCGAAGCCTGCGCCGGGGACGCGCACCGTCGGCGACTGGTGGCGCTCGTGGACCGGCATCGTCGAGCACGGCGGCACGCTTGGCGTCGAGCAAGGTCGCGACGAGCCTCCGTTCGATTTCAAGCTGCGCGTGTTCGACGCCGCGGGCGATGGCCCATGGTGGGACGACCACAACCGCGCATTTCGCAACACTGCCGGGCCGGTCGCCGCCGGCGCTTTGATGGGGGATGGGCGATGAACTGCAAACCGGGTGATCTCGCATACCTGACCGCTTCGGACTTTCCCGAGAACGTGGGCCGCGTCGTCGAGGTGACGAACGACGGCTATGCCGGCGTCGGCGGATGGGTCTGGGCGGTCGTGTCGACCGTTCCACTGAAGGGCTGGATTCTCGACACGTGGCAGGTCAGCGTGTCGCGCAACCTCGCCGTGCCTGACCACGATCTTCGCCCGATCAACGGCGTGCCTGTGACCGACGACGTGGAAGACGAGGTGACGGCATGAAGCGGATCACGAAAGCGATGAAGCAGACCGGCGGCCACCGCTACTGCTGCGAATGCGCGGCTCATGGCCCGCGCGTGAAAGCGCACTGGACGCACAAGGGGCGCGACTACTGCGATACGCACAAGCCGCCCGAGACGGCGGCACGGCCCGCGCGCGAGGTGCGCGCATGAGCCAGCAATCCCTCATCGCAGCGTCGCCGATTGCTCGCCGCGTCGAGTTCGTCGTCCCGGGCAAGCCGGTCGCGAAGGGGAGGCCGCGCTTCTCGCGCCGCAACGGCGTCGTGCGCACGCACACGCCCGAGGAATCCGAGCGGTACGAGAACCTCGTGAAGATGGCCGCCCGCGCGGCGATGCGCAGCGCCTCACCGTACGCCGGCCCGATCCGCCTGATCGTACACATAGGCTTGCCGATCCCGGCGAGCTGGTCGATGAAGCGCCAGGGCGAAGCGGCCGCCGGCGCCATCGGCGCGACGAAGAAGCCGGACGCCGACAACGTTGTCAAGGCGTTGAAGGACGGCATGAACGGAGTGGTGTACGTCGACGACGGCCAGGTCGTCGATCTCTGGGTGTCGAAGCGCTACGCGCGCACGCCGGGCGTGCGGATCGAGGCGATCGAGTTGAATTTGAAGTCAGCATAGGAGCGGGGCCTTGAAAGCAAAAAGCAAACTCACCATCAACGCGATGATCGCGGCCATGAAGCCCGGCATCCGCTATTCGGCGCACGACCTCGCACGCCGCTTGAAGCATCCCGTTTCATCGGTGCGCCAGCTGCTGTCGCTCGACGTCGCGCTCGCGCGGCTCGACTGCCATTCGGAGAGCCGCGGCCGCATGTACTCGCTCGCGGGCACGAGCCGCTCGCCGGGCACGCACGTCGACACGCGCATCCGGCCGGACTTCACGAGCAACCTGTCGGGGTACGTGGCCGAGCTCAACACGCGCCAGGCGCTGGCGATGATGACGCGGGGTGTGCGATGAGCGATGTCGTCGAGTTCAAATCGGCATTCGACGCCGTGCGCTTCGCGCTCTGCTACTCGTCGCAGCAGTACGGCGAGACGATGATGGCGAAGCGGCTGCGCGGCGAGTCGATCGGCACCGGCATGGGCCTGGTCGGGCTCGACGGCGCCGGTCAGGCCGGCGAGATTCGCCGGCACCTCTGGGAACTGCCCGAACTGCATCTGTCCGTGATCGTCGCGCGCGCGGCGCCGCACGACCTGCCGTGCTCCTGCGGCGCAGCATGCTGCAGCGGCCGGACGCCGAACCTCGAGTGGCAGGCTGCGGTCGGCTGGCTCATTCGCGCGTCCGCCGCCTACTGCTCGGGGTTCTCACACTATCGCGTGCGGCGCGCGATCATCGAACGTCTGTTCGGGGTGAAGTGCGACCTGGTCGATATCGCCCACGACTGCGAGGCGCACGTGAACACCGTCAGCAAGCAGAACTCCGCGGTACGGAAGTGGATCGAGGGCGACAAGAAGGCCGGTGAGGCGGGCGTCGAGGGGCTCGCGTGGGCGGTGATCGAACGCCAGTTCAGCGAGCTCGGATTGCTTCAGGAACGATCGACCGCTTGACAATGTGTGTTTGGCACACAATAATCCGCCATATTCGATACACGTCATACGTGCGACCAAAAAAGAAGCCCGCGTTGCGCGGGCTTTTTTATTGCCTGCCGACGCTCCTAACCGGGGATTGTGATGGCATATGCCGCAAAGACGTTGGTCAAATGGGTCAGCAAATTCAACGAGCAGTTGAAAGACGGGAAGATTTCCCCGACCTTGGCGCGCGACCTCGCTAATGCGATACGCGCTGCGATTGCTCGCCAGGACGTCGACCCGAACGATCCGATCCTGCATGACCTCGAATCGGCTTTGGTCCTGCTCGATGAAGAGATTTTGCGGCAAGAGGCGGCCCTAACGGGCGAAGCGGTGAAAGGCAAGGTTAAGAAGTCCGGTACGACAAAATCGAGCGCGTCTGCGCCCGTACCGCGCAAAATCAGTGCCGAAAAGTTTGAGAAATTGGGTAAGCCGAACACCACGAAGACTGAGCAGAAGCCGACGAAGAAGCTGAAGGTGTAGATCGTCTGAAACAGGAATCAAGCCCGCTGAGCCGACAAGCCAGCGGGCTTTTTCGTTGTGGTGTGCCGCGCTATATTTGCCTCGGCCTTAGCTGCGCCGGCGGGAAAGACGCAGCGAGGTGATCAGCCAGCGCGCCGAAAGGTGCAAACGGGTTTCCGCCGCCCTGCTGGCACCAGACATGTTGAGCCCGCTGAGCGAAAGCCAGCGGGCCTATCCAAATTAGGCGCCTGAGAACGAAAGGGCTTTGTGGATCACATCATCGATGCGCGCACGGACAGCGGGACCCAAATTCGGATCTGCATAGACAGGTGCCAGCAAGTTGTTGACGATACCGCGGAAGGACTCGATTTCGGTACGCTTCATCTTACTAGCGACGGCGATGAGGCTGGCCAGGAGCGCAGAGTCTGCAATTGCTGTGCTTGCATTGCTTGCGGCAAGGCCGCCCATAGAAACAGGGCCGGTCGGTCGATTCATATTGGTCTCCAGAGTAGGTCCGCATTTGCGTCAATCGCTAGCGGATACCCTACATGTGGGACGAAATTCGGTATTCAAGAGATGTCGCGACCGAGTCACGGAAGATTCATGATTTAGATCAAGGTTGCGTGGATTGAAAATGACAACGTCGAACGCTTTGACGGAATTTTCACCCGGGTCTCGTCCGCGTCCTTCTCATCTCCTTTTCGACGACTCGCACTGGTTTCGCCACATCGTGCCCGCCGACGGCGTCGCCGAGTGGGTCGCCGAGACGTTCTTGCGCGCGGGCGCGCCGCTGCACAATCCTGATCATGCGCATCTGATTGACGCCGACGTCGCGTACCTTTGGGCGACCGTCGAGAACGTGCGCCAGATGCGCCGCGTCGTCGGCCAGTGCGAAGAGGTGACGATCCGCGCCGGC